TAAGGACGAATCGCGTTAGCGGGATGTCCTACAGTTCCACCACCAGTGATGGTATGGTCAAAAGTAGCCATTTATCTAGCCCCCCTTACGCAAAGTCTACAACGCCGCGAACGATTGCTTCTTGGCGAAGTACTTTTTGCCCAAAAACATGCAGTCCACGAATAACGTCGGAGAACGATTCGGTTGAACGAACCACTTCTGTTTTCGCAATGTGCGAAGCAGTAGAGGTGGATGACATATGACCTGCAAGAACAATGTTCTCAGAACCATCAGTTGCGAGGGTTGCAGATGCGTCTGTCAAAGTAACTTGGTCTGTGCCGCCTGTGCTGTTAAGCGCAGTTGACTTGTAGCAACGGAAGCCAGCGAGTGTGCCAACAGTTGCAAGACCGTTGCGAAGTGGTGAGGTACCGTCGCCAGTAACCTGTACTTCAGCAATTTTATTCCCGGCTTGGAACACCTTCTCGTAGAAGATTGGTGGTGCTACAAACCAGCGATTTTCTTCTGGCACTGACTCATCGTCAAGGAGACGGGCCATTGCAAGCATCATATTGATGCCAGCGTCGTCTGTCTCAATGTTGATAGGTGCGTTTGCAGTACCAATGGCACCAGCAGAAGCAGTAGTAGTCAGTGTTGTGCCAGATACAGCAGAAGCTGCAATGCCAGCACCGTCAGACATAGCCTGAAGAACAGTCTTGTCGTACTTACGCTTCAGAGCAAATGCACCAGAAGAGGTGGCAAGTGCCTCGAAGTTTACGTGCGAGTGACGCTCTTCAATGTCGTCGATTTTGAATGCAAACGCATTAGCCTGATCAACAACCATAGTAATCTGGTCATCAGCCAAGTCTTGTGGGTTTACAACAGAACCCCGCTGGTAAGCGGATACTGTAACAGTCGGCTCTTTAATGATACGGACTGTGTCGCCAAAGTTTTCAATTTCGCCAGCGTAATCAGTGTTCGTGATGTCTTCAACAACCGAAGCGCGACGAAAGAATTTGAGAACTTTTTGGCTAAAGATTTCTGGTGCAAAATTACCTGAGGGTAAGTTTCCATAACCTGCAGCAGTACCGAAAGCCATTTTTCAGTCCTTCCTTTTTTGAGGTTTAAGAGTTTAAGTCTATTCGCCCTTCATTCCGTGCTTGATCAAGTTCGCTTTCCAGCTTTTCAAACTCCCACGGTTTCATCTTGGCGATTTGTGAAGCTTTCCAGATTTTACCTTCTTTGTCTTTTGTAGAGACTTCTTTGGCATTTTGACGAGTAACAGCGGCTGCTGCATCTTCGTTCTTTTTAGGTCTGGTTTGCTTCTTTGTGCCGATATTGCTATCAGCTTTGTAGAGGTCTACGACCCGTGCCGCCCACTTCGCATCAGTATTATTGCTGTAAATACCATCCGAAATGGATTTAGGCTGTTCTTCCAGCCACGAAAGAAACTTTTCTTCGGACTTTAATTCATTGAAATCAGGGTGTGCGTTAAGCAACTGCTCGTAAGCGTTCTGCTTCTCTAGCTCCTGTTCTCTTTGTTTTATAGTCCCCAGTTCTTCTCGTAGTTGAGAGAGTTGAGATTCAGTCTGCATCGTTGAAACAGTCTGTACCACTTCAAAGACTTCGGGGTACTGATCTTTAAACTGTGCCAGTTCTTCCATCGTCTTGGGCATTGGTACGCCCCGTGGTAGTTCTACGTTGCGCTGGTTGACTGCAGATTTAAGTTCTTCTATTTCGCCCTTAAATTCTAGTACCTTTGCATCGTAGTGACGTTTCAAGTCGTCATACCGTTTCTTGTAGTCGTGGTCTTCGTTAGGCTCCTTTTTGGCCTCTACGAAACTACTTCCCGTTTGTTCTTGCTGAGTAGCCGTTTCTTCTACGGGGTCAGCGTCTTGGGCTTCCACGTTTGTCTCTTCGTCGTCCTCTTTGTAAACTTCGTCTCTGTACTTTCCTTTGTAAAGAGCATCGTTATTGATTGTTCCGAAAGAGTCGTTTACTTTATTGGCACGGTGGCCTCTTGCTTTTGCCATTGTATTTACCTCACTTGCGGGGCCATATGGCTATGGGTAGCCGCGTCGGTTGTGTCAGGGCCGCATTGCGGGTAGCTGACGGATTCCTTACTTATTAGGAGTATACTGATAACTCATAAATGAGTCGTCATATCGTGTCCCTTTACCTAGCGAGGACGGGGTGAGCATCTCTGCAGCCCCTGCTAGGAATGCTAGAGGCGGGGTAGCTACAGTTGCTGCTTTAGCAATGGCTCGTCCCGCTAACTTTCCAGCAGATTTAGGGTCGTTCTTAAATGTTTCAATAAAATTAATCTTGGATTTGCCGTCGTGAAAAACTTGTTCTTGTAAAAACATTGCCATGTCTTCTAAAGAACGTTTACCCGTTGCGTAATCTTTTTTTAAATTGTCTACAAATTTTAAGTTATCATTCAGGCTCTTTTTTGACATTTGTTTAAAGTAGCCTGTTTTCTTTTTTTGTTGTACTTTCCATGCTTCTTTCACACCATCAAAAAGTTCGTTAACTGTAACCTTACGACTACGAATTACTTGGTTTCCTTTTCCTGCACCTGCAGCAAATCTACCTGCTCGTTTAACATCAGGAGTGTGAAATTTACCAACATCATCCCCGCCGTAGCCGTAGTCAGTAGCAACTACTTTTGAAGAATCTATCGGTTCGCCTCTGTATACGGTGACTTTCTCACCCTCTGCGAACTTTTTTCTAGAGATAAAGCCACCTCCTGCGGCTTGTTCTCGTTCTTGTTGGCGGCGGGAGACTTCTTTCTTGCCGCGATTGTTTATTTTTCTTAGCCTGTCGTAGCCAATGATTTTAGCTATGTGAGGTGGAATTGTTACTTCGCCCCGTGACACTGCAATCGCAACTTCTTGGGACATACCCTGTTGCCCTGCTCCCATGCCGCTTTCCCCCGCCTTTTGGTAAGCATGACGAATCATCTTTTCTACGTCGTCGCGTCCCATCTCATCAGCGGCTGCAGAGTTGATTACAAAGGTGCCTTCCTGTACTTCACGGGGTTGATCGTCGGCTATGCTTTGCTGGTCAGTTGGTCGTTGATTGCCACCAACAAACTCTGGACGTTCGGCAAAACCAGCGGGGCCACCCTGCTGCATACCGACTCGACCGCCCTGTTTATAATCTTCTGTTTCACCATAATTTCCCTGATCTTCTCCAGTAGCACTTCCATAATCTTGACTACCACCAAAGTCATCCGGGTCATTATTTTGTTCGCCACCGGGGTTAGGGTCGTATTGAGCCGCCATAGCCGCATTAACTTGTGCTTGAACTTCGGCTGACATTACATCTTCTGGACTTACTCCCGGTGCATTGGCTGCTGATTCGCTATCACCCCGGAAATCACTAAATGTACTAAACCCTCTGGTGTTCAACCCTGATTCACTACCCCCTGTACCTCTGACAAGAAAATTTCCACTCCTTATACTATTGATTTGAGCAAATGATAACCCAGTAGCACTTACTCCGCTTTTAATTGCTTCTTGTTCCATATAGTCTACAAAATCAATTCCTCGTTGTCTAGCTCCCGCTCTTCCTGCAAAAACTGCACTACGATGCAGCGTAGAACCGAACTTATTGTTTAATTTACCAACGTAGGCTTCTGACGCTGCTCTAGTACCCCCGCCGTACGATCTACCGTTTAAATCTATAAAGTTTCCAGTTTTTGGATTGTAGGTGCCGCCCACTCTAGACATGTCTTTTGCATCTAGGTAATTCATCAATGGCTTTCCGTTTTTATCGACCATAGACGTACTTTTTATATACATACGACTGGTTGGTTCATATTTTTCCTGCAGTGTACCCGGAACAAACCCTAAACTAGCTGCTTCTCTTGCTGCCATCATCGTATTAGTCATGCCGGGTGGCAATCCAGTATACGAAAAGTGCTGACCACCCAAGTAGTTTCTACTTAAAGGAACTCCCGAAAATGGGTCTTTCAAATCTGATTTCTCTAACATCCCAGATAAGGCATCTCTACCACCCCCCGGCATCCGGCTAATCATTGCACCACTACTACCTACCACCCCAATGAAGCCACCCGAACCACCTGTTGCTCTGTAAGCAGCGGCGTTACGAGCATGATTAGCCACAGTCATACCGCCAGCCAACGCTGTGAGTGGTTGAAGTCCGGGCATTGCAACGTTAACTACACCGGGCGCACCAACTGTTGTGGTACCGGGACCAAATGGTCTTGCGCCACCTGATATACCTTGACCTAGAGATTCAAGTGTCAATCCTTGTGCTTTTGTTGCTTCAGCACCAGCTTTTAGCCCTTGATATGCTTCTTTAGCGTAATCTACGGCTGAATCAGCCCAACTACTATTTAAATCTCTAGCTATCTCTCCCGTTTCTCTGTCCATAGTCATTGAACCGGGTTTTGTAAAATCGTATGTGTTGTTGCTATTCGGGCCAAAATTAATGTCGTCTACACCAAAACTTGTTAGTTCATATTTATTTGTATACCCTTTTCCCATACTGTACGATAATGCAAGTTGGTTGTCATCTTGATCTCCACCCCCAAAAGGATCATCCCCACCACGAATGTCGTGGTCAGTGCGTTTAGCTTCAACCCCATCTTCATCTTCATCTTCGTCCAAGTCGGGAGCATCTACAACGCCAACGCCTGTGGTGTCCAGTGTCTGGGAATAAAAGTCTACTGGTCCCGACATGTATTGCTTTTTGCTTATTGGAGTAGGATTAAAGAATGGAACGCGAGGAGGGGTAGATGTAGTGGATGTAGTGGATGTAGTGGTGGTTAGCGGTCCAACAGGAGGTAGTGAATTCGCTCCCATATTAATTTTTGGTAATGTTATGGTTGGATTAGTTGCCATTTTTTATGACCTCGATATGGTTATTCTTCAATTGAAGGAGTGTTTCCAGTAAAGCCAGCTTCCCCTGCAGTTGGCGCAGTTCCGACTCCGATTGTGCCGTTACCACTGCCCGAATTGTCCACTCCCGGACTTCCGCTAGGTACTCCTCCAACCTCTCCCATTCCTTGTTGTTGATTAAGGGGGCCAGCTTCTTGGCTTGCTTGTTGTTGAGCATTTTGCATCATTCCTTGTAACATTTGAGCGTAGACTTGTGCTTCGTTAGTATTGTTTACTAAGCTGTCAGGATCAATATCCTGTGAGATAGCCAGTTCACGCATCAAATTAGGTATTTTGATGAATGGAGCCAGCATGGGGTTGGCTACGGTCTGTAACAGGGAAGTGAGACGTTGGGTACGCACTTCTTTCTGCATTACGGCTGCAACGCCGCGTGGTTTAATCTCCAAGTCACCACTTACTTCTTCAATACGGTCGTTGAATTGCATATTCCACTGAAAATATGCTTCACCAAGCGGTTTAAGGAGATGATCGTCAATATTCTTGATCACAGTCTTCATAGAAAGCCCAGCAGACCCCATCAACATTGACAGTCCGGCTGCAGTACGTCCGGTACCCGTTACGCCCGTCTGACCGTGCATTATGGACGGTATACCCGTCTCCTCGTCTGCAAGCTGTCTACTGATCTGGTACATTTGGATGTTTTCACCAGCAGTGTTGGGGAACTTGAGGCCGTTGATGGCTGTTCCGGTTACTCCCGACTGACGACGGAATATCTTTCCGGGAAAGATGTCCATGTTTTGTCCGGGAACCAAGCTGGCTTCATCCACATCAAAGACAAGGTTACCAGCTAGAGCCAAGTTGTCGATTGCCATGCGAACGTGACCGTTCATCAGCATTTGGGCATCTTCCATGTTCTCCGCTACACCAACACCCCAGATTTGATAGGGGTTTATCTCAAATGGAAATGCCTGAAACGGGATACGTGCTGGAGTAAAGGGGTTGACAACACATCGAAGGATCATGTTACCACAAACCCACACGTTAACTTGCATCTGGTCAAACTCTGATAGTTCTTCAGTTCCTTCCATGCCAACTTCTTTGGCAAACTTAGCATCGATAACGCCCCAATATTCAAGAACCTCAAAGCGGTTCTCTTGATAGTAGGCTTCGGTTTCATCCTCACGAATAGTGTCTTCGTAATACTTGTCTTCGTAGTTTGGTCCCTTACCCAGACACTCTTCAATTGCATCTGCGTAAAAGTGAGGACGCATAATCAAACTGCGAAGTTGTTGACGGTTCATGCGGTGACGTTGTATTACGTATTCACAGTCTTCGAGGTTAGTCGCAGCAGGATCAGGATGAAAGTCCCAAATGGAAACGTGTTCAATACGGGGAACAGTTTTTTCGTAGGGATCGTATACCCGACCTTCTTGTTCGTCATTCTTCCAATTGTGGACACGTTTGTAAAAGTTAAACGGTCCCTTTATTACTCCTGTACCCAACAGGCAAGATTCAAAAATAGCCTTACGCATTACGTTTACTGCGTTGGTATCAAGAAGCTGGTCGTGGATACATTTTTCCATCTTACGGGCCATTTCTTTAGCTGGCTCGAATTGCGGTTCACTTACTTTAGCTTTTCCCGGAAGAATTGACTCACCAAACTCCTTGCCGTAAGAACCTAACTTGTGTGCAGGTTCAGATGCAGCAAGACCCCCCGGCGGTACTTCTCGACCATCACCCTCAAACCCATAAGGGTCAGCTTGTTCTGGTTGAAGATCATCTGCTGGGGTCTTCATGTGAGCAAACTCCTCAATACCTTCTGGCATTGGAGTAGACTCAACAACTAAAGGAAACTTCTTGTTTGCAAATAAGATGTCAACAATTTGTCCGTATGCTGCAAGCACTTTAGTTTTGGTAATCTTGATAAATACCTTTGACTTTTCAGAGTCACGGTATTGTGTAGTTGAATCGTAGATTCCCCTAAAGTTTTTGTACGCCTGAATCCAACGCTGCTCGTAGGCAAAACGTCCGTTTTCAGAGTCTTCAAATTTAGAACGAATGTGTCCTGCCAATCCCGGCATTTGCTCACCGGGAGCAACCAGAGGGATTGACGTATCGTCATCCGGTTCTAGGAAATTGTCAGCCATCTATTTACTCCTAGCTGAAGTAATTGCGGTCTTCTGCCATTTTGTTGAATGAAGCTTCTACTGTAGGCTTGGTTTGTTTCTTTGGCATGTCTTCTGTGATCGGGCCTGTCTTCACACGAGTTGGGAACTCAAGACCTTCACGATATAGTTGGTTTACACCCGGTTGATCATCAACAGTCTCCTTGTCGGAGTTCATTACGTATGATGCACCGTAGTTGTAGTTATTGTCTGGCATAGGTTTCTCTCCCCTATGTTAAGGTTGCATTGTTAGGAAGTTGTCTTCTTCAACTTCAGGTGCAGGAATAAAATCCTGTCTTGCTTCAGGCTTTAATCTCATAGCCGAATCTTGTATGGCAATGTTCTCCATCGTACTTTCATCAGGTGGGGGTTGGAGTCTGGAATATGATAAGTTACCTTCTTCAGGTCTTAGTAAGCCAGTGTCTGTTTCTGTAGAAGACCCTAGTACCATTGAAGCTGCAGCAGCGGGTGCAACTCCCAAACCTGCTAAACGGGCTGCTCCTTCTATACCCACTTCTTTTGCAATTTCACCTGCTGTATCCAGAGGAGCATCAATGAACTGTCGTCCTAATTCTATAAGAACCGCACCTTTTACGCCTTTGCCCATTCGGTCAGCCAGCTTTTTAAAATCAATTTTGAATCCGGCCTTAGTCATTGCATCTTGAAGTTCAGGAGAGGGTAATTTAGGATCGGCAGGTTCAGCAGATGTTACAGGGGCTGGCATAGGTGCTTTCGATACAGGCTGATCAAACATTCCGGGAATACCATATTGTGCTGCACGAACAGTTTGTGTTTCTGGATTGAATCGTTGAGTTATGTCTATTCCTTCAACTTGGTCAAACC